CACAGGCTGGCAGACTATCACGCCCGCCCGGTATTGGTTTCTGCCGCCTGAGAACTTTCCACTTTCTCTTTGGCCTTGGCATGAATCTCCTCTAGCTTTCGCTTATACTCAGCTTCGATATGCTGAAAGTATTTGTCAATCAGCTTCAGTCCGGCGATTGCCTCTTCGACTGTCATATTACTTCTGTCCTTTCTTCTTTGCCCACATTGCCTTTATTTGGGCAGACATCTTCTTCCTACCTTTAGGAGTCTGAGTCCAGTGCTTCTTCTTCCTTGAGAGTCTGCCTTCTTCTTGCTTCTTGTTGGCAGCCTTCCATTCTCCTTGGATAAGGATAGGAGTCTTACCGAATCCCATCTCATCTCTCAAGTTCTTGTCCACTTTAGTTCTAATGGACCGGGCGGCCTTCATATTAGCGGAAGGCATTACATCCATTAGTTCGTCAAGTGCATCTGCGGCTTTACGCAGTTTCTTGATGACTTCGTTAATCACTCTTCCCTCACTTGTAGTCGAACACATGCTTCGGATTAGTGACACCATAGATAAGTCTGGTATCTGAACCATTCTTCTCTAGGTAAACACCAGTCACAGTGCGCTGGTCATTCTCTTTCAGTGAGTAACGACCAACACATTCTGGATGCCCACCGTCGCCTTTGTGAACTCGATAAAGTGCAAGGATAGTGACTTCCTTTTCATCTTCATCCACTTCGACTTCGAGATACCACATCCAGTTGATACCGGAACTCTCATATACCTGTTTCATATAGACTCCTTTCCAGTGCGATAGGCACTACTCTACTCCTAAACATTGCTGCTTAGGAGTAGATATTACCTACTGCCCTTGAGCTTTCTTCTGCTTGCGCTTCTCCTTCCTTGAGATTCCCTTCTCTTTGCGGGCAATACAAATCTTGCCCCAACCAGTCAACTTCTGCGCCAAGTGATTGTCGTAATCATACTTGGCACACTGAGAGAGTGTCATCGGTGTTCTTTCCATTGTTTCTCCTAGTTAGACTCGATAGAGATTACGTCATCGAAGAACTTGTCCGTCAATCCGCCAATGTCATTGACGAATCTAATGGTCACATCTCCGTTGTCGTATTTGTTGAGGCAAACAACATTGTCATACCGCGTAACAATGTCAGGGCTGGAAGAGAGAATGATGTAGAGAGTCACTTCACTCTCCACTCATGGACTTGATGTCTCTTTCGATAGTGTCCAATGCTCTCTCAATCATCTCATTCCCATTTCCCATTACGTTGGAGACTAGGATTAGATACTGATGAGCCTCTCTCAACTCTGGTAGTGAAGCCTTCTCAACAAAGCCAACCATATAGTGATTGGCTTGAGAGATTAGCATATAGGCTTCAACTATCTGCTTCTCCCTTGGTAAACCTTTCGTCATACTAAAGCTCCCACCTTTCTCTCATTGCACGGATTGACTCGATTGGAACTCCATGCCTGTTTCTCCTTGCCAGTTCTTCATCTGACAAGCCAGAGTTCACAGTGATTGCAGTGATTCGATACCCGTAGTCAAGGGCAAGTGAGTAGTAATCAATCATCTCCCACCGCTGACTAAAGGTATTGGCTACTGCGATGCACTCAAAGTGGTCTTCCATTGCATTAGCTGCCTTTGTCTTGCACCAGCTATGAGCCAAGCCAATCTTCTCCCTATCGTAGCGATATATCCCATCCTTGATGAAATACATATCAGCTTCAATAGTAATCTCTGCAATCTTACCGGCCAGTTCAGTCTTACCTGCTCCCGGTAGTCCACGAATCAGATAGATGTCTCTCTGCATCTCTATGCGGATATTGACCCGCTCGTTGCACCCTGACTTCGTAATCGTCTTCGTCACTAACAAGACGGACATTTGAGTATCCGCCGTCGATGCCATGTTTAGTGGCAGCCATGATTGCCGCTGACTTAGACTCATAGTTCTTTGTTTCGAGAACCTGAAAGTCTTTGCCAAGAGAGTAGAATCGAACCTTAACCACTTCCTTGAGACTCCTTTCTCCACTCAGTTAGAGCACATACGATGTCGTCTTTTGCTCCAGTCCTTACAGAATGGATTAGATAATCAGGTATTAGTGCCTTCTGATTGCCTAATTCAGCCTGTAAAGACCTTTCTCTTCCTTAAAAGGAGTGGACTTTTTTGGAATGACTCCCAAAGGTTTGCTATCTGACTGTCATTCGACTGTAATCAGACTGGTATAAGACTGGTATAAGACTGAGATGTCTTTGCCCGGTTTTCGGGTATCCGTTCGCCCGTAAACCCTTGCCACGCGGTCACTTAGCCAAGCCCCCCCTACGGGAGTATAGCATAGACTTTCCCCGGTGTCAATCTGTCCTCTTTTTGGGGCAGTCTTTTTGTGTTTATGCTTTATGTATATATTTTTTTATATATATAAAGAAGAACCCCCCACACCGTCACCAAAAGAGGACAAATCACTATACCCTAGACTTGGCAGGGTGTGTATGGGTATGGGTATCGAAAAAGGCCCGTAAACATTGGGCCAAACCCACTTTTCGATGCCCTATGGCTGCCCGAGGACATACCAGTAAGTCTACAGTCGCATACCAGTCAATACTACAGTCAATACACAGTAACTTAGCAGTATCTTGGAGTGCTTCCGAGCAAAACACACTCACTTTAGTCTTTTTGTGAGCTTTATAGGTAGGCTGAAGGGTTGACTGCGTTCTCTACCAGGCTTGCAGAGCGGCGAGACGACGATTGGCATTCCTTTTTGCATTGTGGATTGACCTAATGCAATCAGTAATGACCATTGCGTCGCCGACGGTGATGTTCTCTAGGGTAAGACACATCACACTTCCATCTCCCTCGTTGAGAGCGTCTATTACTCTTTCTAGACTCTCTTGGCGTGGAGTGGAAGAGATTGGAGCTACTACGATGTTATTCGGCATAGGCTATTCACTTTCTAGCCTACCAACAAAGCCCACAAAAAGAGCGGATAACAAGCCGTGAACCCCATTCGACTACCGAGCAAAGTGATTAGTTGTTGTGAACGAGACGGGGCGCCATGTCAGTGGAGACAGCCGAATCGACTTCGATAGGCTTCTCTTCTACTGGCTTGGAAACGACACCGTTTGTGTTGACGGTCGGCAAGGTGTAAAACTGATGTCCCTGCTTCTTCATGATTGCCCGACGAACTTCGATGTATTCGGGCATCATCATCTCTTCGACATCGGCATCTCTCTCTTCATTCCGAGTCTTCAGATTGGCAATGAAAGTCTGTGCCATCTTCTCGGAATAGTTCAAGTGGCAGAAGCCCTGGTCAGCCAAAAGCTTCGCCAGTTCTTCTACCTGATTGCCCATGCCGTTGTTTCGCTTACGGTATTCGTCGTAAGCAAAGCAGATGAGTTCCTGCGCTGGTGCAACGTGAGCGGTCATCTTGACAAGTTCGTCAAGAGAGAGACCGTGGACATGCTTGTAATCCAGCGGTCCTTTCACAATGCCGTTGACGAGAGTGCTAGGCCGTCCAAAGACTGCCAGCGTAAAGAATCCCTCGGCAGCCTTTCCCATGCGGGAAAACTTCTGCATCACGAGTGCTGCGGTAGCGGTGAATATGTTACCCATAAAACTCCTACGGAAAAGTGATTGTGGAATCACATGCCCGGTAGCCCAATGGGATTCACGGCTTGTCTATAGTCAGGGTTGCTAGTCCGCAAACTATAGTCCGCTAGTAATCACGACATCGGATACTGCCCTTGCTATGTGGTATCACTGGTCCTCGCCTCTATAGGCTTGCAGCTACCCTACACATGCCGGTTATTCTCGGATGCCGGTTCTATTCAATTGTCAAAGGTCCGCATCGGTGCTAACGGTCAGGGATGGATTCCTGCCAAGTCAGTCAGCCGAGGGCCGGTCTGTCTCTTGTGTATTCGTGAGACTCCGCCTTATTCGATTCCGTCTCTTGTCTTGTCTTGAGCGGTTTCGACCTAGGAAGAGTATACACTACAGCGAAAGACTATCCATACACCTACTGGGTATGGGTATGCCCCGATTGGGATTGGTTCCATTTCGCCCGCCCTGCGGGAAAGGTACATACTGATTGTTACTTTCCAAATACATAAAAACCAAATAAATAAAGCTCCAAAAAATTTTAGAAAGAAAAATCTAGGGACGTCCCATTTTGTGGACAGTTTGTGGACAGCGCAAAACACTAATGTTTATGGGCTTGTTTTCACGACTGACTTGTGGTAATGTGGTGACTGCCGTAGGGGTGTAAGATGTATATTACAAAGGAACAATTAGCGGAACGATTAAATAAGACAGAAGTTCTTGTTATTGAGCGCGAGAGAAAGACTCGTTCTAAAAAGGATGAGAATGGAGAAGGTGGGGAAAAGAGATTAACCCACAATGAGAGAGCTTTAATTGGTGGTCTTGCTGAGATTGATTCCCAGAAGAATATAGCTGAACTAATGGGTGTCTCTCAGATGACTGTTTCCAATGCGAGCCGTGGATTAACTTCTCCTACTATTGGGTTGGATAAAGAGTTAAGGGATGATGTTCGCCGTAGTAAGGAAGAGATTGCTGAAGAGAAGATTGAATCGACACAAAAGATTCAAGACCAGCTAATCTCTAATCTGGCAGCCGCGCTGGGTCATGTTTCTAATAACCTAAGCAACACGGACGCGACAGAGGCAAGTAAGATTGCTGTCGATATGTCTAAGATTTTGGACCGTGTTAGTGGGTCTAGAGATGAAAGGCGGGGAAATAGAACCGCTATCATTATCAATGTCCCGCAGATGAAGGAAGAAAAGAACTACCAGGCAATAACGGTATAGGAGAAAAAGAATGAATGCAAAGTTTGCTCTAATCACTTTCCTCGACGGTCCTCCTTCTATTGGTGGTGGAGTTCCAGATAACTCACTTCCAGGGAATCCAGTCTATCCATCCAATGAACTTCCAGGTGGTGGACACATCTCGACTCTTCCAGTCTACCCATTCGACCCGACTATTCCTAGCAATGAATTACCTGGTGGTGGTTATCCCACTCCTGGTCCCATTGTTCCTGGGAAGAAGTTCATTGTGAAGTGGTTGGCTTGTGTTGGCCTTATCTTAGTGCCAGACAATTCTTTGCCGGGTGGAGAAGTAGATAACACTTTGCCAGAGACAGCGGAACCAAAGTAGATTCATAAGTAGAAAGAACAAGTAGGGGGGAATAGTCCTCTCTACTCTCTATGTGGGTGATGTATGAAGTATCTGATGTTGGCTCTGTTGTTTGTGTCTTCTTGCACTAGAGTTTATGTTCCAGGACCGACTGAGCCATCTTCGACTTACTATTCTAATAACCCAGGTTCAACAGGGACTCCTATCAATGTAAGTAAAGATACTATAGAGTTCAGAGTAGTCGGTAATGCAGCGTCAGTAAAGGTAAGGTATAACAATTCTGTAGACGGATTGGTTCAAGTTAATACGACGTTACCTTACATTGTTAATTTCCAAACGTCTAGCACTACACTCTTTCTTTCATTGGATGCAACTCCGGTTAGCTATCCAATCTCAACGTTCTCTCCGTTCCTTGCTGTTCAGATTCTTGTGAATGGTAATCTGTTTCGAGAAGCTACAGCAAGTGATTTCCAGTTAAACACTCTGTCCGTAAGTGGAACCTACAGGAGATAGGGCGTTTCACGCCTTACAGAAAAGGAAAAGAAAATGAACGAACACAAAGACACAAAAGAAACGCCAAAGCCAGTGGAAGTAAAGACTCCACCAGTAAAGGTAGAGGCTCATGTAGTAGCTCCACCAAAGCCAGTTCTCAATACAGTTCCAGACGGAGCTATTGATATCAATGAAGTAGAGCCTGGATATGGTCCATTGCAGGGTTCACCTAAAGAGGGTGACCCATCTCAGTTAGCTAATCCTAACAATCCTCTGTCTCCAATCACCGTCCCATCTAATCCTTCCAATCCAGCTAATCCACCAAACACTCAGTCGGATAAGCCTGCTTCTGAAGTAAGGATTTATGAAGCATTGAATCCGCCACCTCCTGTTCAGTTATCTGCTGATGCTAAAAAGGTAGCAGATGATAGGAAGGCTGAACTCAAGTCTTTGTTGGAGAATATCGGCAAAGCCCTTACTGAGTTTGGAAACGAGAGTTCTATTCCTCCGTCCCATGCTTATTGGGGAATGGTTGCTAGGCATCGTGTATTGAGCAATCCCTAGTCCAATGCTTACCAAACTAATCGGAGAAGGAACAGCTATTACCCACAGGGCAGTTAATACTGATTGTGCTACTGCTGGTGTAGGTGAAGATGTTGGTATTGGACAAGAGGCAGAAGAATCTGGAGATAGGATTTGGGTATTGGATGCAATCCAGTATTCATATAAAGCTGCACCAGGAGTAACAGTCCAAGCTAAACCAATTCAGGGTGGTATTGATATTTATGTTGGAGAGAAGCTAAAATTCTCTGCTGACGTTCCAGACTTTACTGGTGTATTGAATCTCTATATTCCAAGTCAGACTGATAAGACTATTGCTGTCCTATTAAAAGGAAGTGACGGTTATATTGGTAAACTAAATGTTCAGTGGCATTTGGAAGCGGCGTAAGCACTAAAGCGGCTAATGGTTTAGGTCTTGGGGCGCGGAAGCGCCACCGTGCCTCAAGAACGCCAACCAAGTAGCGATAAGCAGTAAAGCGGTGGAGTAATCTCGTAGTTAGATGGAGCAATCTCCGGACGGCGCCGAATAGCTGGAACGGAACTGACATTGCTACCCACACAGCCTCCGAAAGTTATGACTATAAATTCGATGTTTCTTATTGATGTAGAGAAGTGGCTTAGTGATATTTGTGATGAGTTAATTAGGTCGCATGAAGGTATTAAGTTATGGGAAGGTAAAATAACTGTAACTAATACTTCATGTATTGCTTTCTTTACGTTTGGTGTTAAGCATGAAAAGATAGGTTCTATTAATGTCAAGTTAGTTGGGGCAAGTTATATTGATACTATATTACAGCTCAATAATTTATTTGAACATATGGATTCTTTCAATAAAGCTGAGAAAGATTATCTTGAAAAATCTCAGTTTCATTTTCCTGAACTTCGTGTAGATAAATAATATGGCTCAGGTATCAGTACAATCAGTAGTAGAAAGGGAGTTTAACCCGACTAAGAAACAATCAGACTTCATAGCAATACCTTGGAGTGTTAAAGAGGCTTTATACGGTGGGGCTGCTGGTGCAGGAAAAACTGAATTAATAATCTGGCTTCCACTTATTTATCAGTTTCACGAGCACCCACTTTATAAAGGAATCATTCTTCGACGTAACTTAAAGCAATTAGAAACAGAGCTTATATCACGTAGCAAAGAAATCTATCCATCTACAGGTGCTGTATTCAATGAAACTAAAAAGAAATGGGTGTGGCCCGCATCTGGTGCCGTCCAATATTTTGGTGGAGCAGATAAGGAAGATGATATTAGAAAATTCGATTCCGACCAATATAATCTTATCTCATATGACGAGGCAACTCACTTTACCGAATTCCAATATTCATATCTCGTTATGTCCCGTCTGCGTAGTAGATGCGCTGATTTACCTGCAATCGCAAGAAGTGGAACGAACCCAGGTAACGTAGGTCACGCATACTTTAAGAACAGATTTGTTAGGCCGTTCAAGGAAGGTTACAGATTACTAATAGACGGAAAGACCGGATTAAAGCGGATGTTCATTCCGGCAAGGATTCAAGATAATCCGGCTCTATTAGCAAACAATCCAGATTACATTGCTCAGCTAATGAGCCTGTCCGAAGCAGAAAAGAAAGCGAAACTATATGGCGATTGGGACACATACGAAGGAATGGTATTTAAGGAGTTCCGTCTGGAACCTTTATCTGACGAGCCAGATAATGCTTGCCATGTCGTTGAGCCTTTTGACATACCAAGTTGGTGGCCTCGTTTCATCGGGATTGATTGGGGTTATGCTGCATATACTGTTATATACTGGTCTGCTTTGTCTCCAACTGGCCGTGTCTATATCTATCGTGAGTATGCTTTCAAGGAGAAGAAGATTGTAGATTATCTGACTGATTTGATTAACCTTACTACTGCTGAGGAAAGAGTAGCATTAGGTAAGGTTAGGATTTGTCACTCAGCTAATCAGAACCGTGGAGAGCCATTCACTATCTATGACCAGTTAGCAAAGGCTCTTAGGCAAAACGATTTCAAGTGTCAAGTAGAGTTAGGTGAGAAGAACAGATTAAACGGTAAGATAACTCTACATGAGTATTTGCGGTGGGAGAAAAAAGATAATCCTGCTAAGCTATATGGCGGTGAGTTTTCTAAGGAATATGCAGATAAGATATTTCGTCTATATGGGCAGAAGGCATATGTAGATTATGTTAAATTGTTTGAGGCAGAAAAGGAAGAAACTAATCTGCCTAAATTACAAATCTTCAACACTTGTCCTTTACTTATTGAGACCATCCCTTCTTGTGTATATGAAGATAGTCCCGAAGAAGGAAAGAAAGCTGAAGATGTTAAAGAGTTTGATGGGGATGACCCTTATGATTGTGTGCGAATACTATTATCCGGTATAAGAGAATATCAAATATTACATGCAAAGGAAATGGACCATAATGAGAAATCTCAGCAGGCGCTTAATGAACTGGCTAGTGGAGACCAAACTTCTTTTTATCGAAAGATGGAGTTCTTGGAGAGCAAGAAGGGTTCGCCACAGGGTGTTACATTTAGACGCCGCGGTTTTCGAAGACATCATTAGGTCTAAGGATGAGTTCATAGTATATCTCCAAGATGAGGTTGCCTGGTTAAGGGCTGAGCTTAAAGAAGATAAGCCAGAGAGGATTAGGAATGAAGTTGAATTCAAATCCTCTAGAGGTTATAAATCAGTCTATACCCGTGTTCGAGAGCAGGTAATGGCTAACAAACGTAAGCATGAAGCTGTGCCTGAGAAAGAATACGAACAGGTAGAAGTAAATGATTGAACAAGAAACGCCTCAAGAGGAGCAGCTTGATACTGTTCCTGAAGAGCAAGAGCCAGTAAAGCAACAGACAGCCGTTCCAGATGAATGGAAAGGACTGTTGAAGGACTTGCTCTCTAAGTGTGAGCATGAGGACGAAGCTGTCCATTATGCTTGGGTAAGAAAAGCTAAGAGGTTAGAACTCTATTTCAATAATATTGTAACTTTATTCTGGGATAACTTAACAAATGACTGGGCCATTCCGAACTGGGAAGATAAAGAATCTGAAGGAGTCCCACCTCGAATCATTAATATCTATCGTCCGCATGGAGAATCAATTATTGCAGCATTGTCCGTTGGAGTCCCCAGCGTTTTATTTTTCCCGGCCGATGCCGACAATGCGGATGACATTGATAAAGCAGAAAACTTCTCCGCTCTTGCCAAAATAGTTCAGAAACACAATAAAGCTAAGCTCCTTTATATCAAAATTCTTGCTATATACTTCAATCAAGGTACTCCATTCGTTTATTCATATGCTAAGAAAGATAGAAAGTTCGGTCTTTACCAGGTAGAAGAGACAACTTTAGAAGACCAGACATCTTATAATCATTCTTGTCCTACATGTGGATACGATTTTGGTGAAAGTTCTCCTGATTCTGTTGGCTTGGCTTGCCCTTCTTGCGGCCAGCAAATACAAACAGAAGTAACTCCACAAACCGTCCAGGTTTCTGTTCCTATTCAGGTTGATAAGGTAAAAGGTAGAGTTAGTATTGACCCGTTTGGGGTCTTAAACGTAAAAGTCCCATACTCTGCTCGTACTCCAGAGCATTGTGGCTATCTAATCCTCAAGTTTGACCAGTCTATTGCTTCACTTAGGTCTATTTTTTGTGCAAATGGGCCGGCCGGTGAAGAACCTTTAGTAGAAGACATTGCAGCTTCTACAGCTGATACCTCAACTGATAACTCTGTTAGGTATCCTTCTGTCTTTCTCAACAATCAACCACAAAATACTGCTGTTGTCAAGTGTGTCTGGTATAGACCTTGGCAATTTGACCTGATTGGTGGGCCAAAGGACTCTACTAATAGAGATTTAGTTCAGGAAATCAAGAAAAAGTACCCGACTGGTGCATACGTTATCTATATTAATGACGATGCTGTGGAAATCAATGGAGAAGATATGGATGACCACTGGACTATGGGTATTGACCCACGTGCCAGTTCAATCCATGCTGAACCATTAGGAACAAACCTCGCTATGATTCAAGATATCAATGCAGAGATTGATGAACTTGAATTACAGACGATGGAACATGGTATCTCCGAGCTATTCATTGCTTCTGATGCTATTGATTTCAATAAATACGGAGATACCCAAGCAAAACCCGGTAATATTACCCAAACTTTCAAGGAAGCTGGGCGAGCTATCGGGGAAAACTTCTATGAGACCAAAACAGCTCAGCTTTCGCCTGAGATTGTGGGTCTTACTTCAAAGTATAAGAATTATGCTGAGTTTGTTACGGGTGACTTTCCTAATGTTTACGGTGGTTCCGTTCCTGGAACTTCTACAGCGACTGAATATACTAAATCGCAGAACCAAGCGTTACAAAGATTAGGAACTGTTTCTGCTATTGCATCTTTCTTATGGGCAGAAGTTATTGATAAGGCAGTTCGGGAGTATGCTGACTTTTTAGAGTATGATGAGAAGATGGTAGAGAAAACTGCCACAGGTTTCCAATCTACCAATGTAGACCATATGGCACTGAAGCGTGGAGACATTGGTTCTTGTGAACCTGAGTTCTCCGACTTGTT